CACATTGAAGTCACCAGAACGGGGCAGTGGCTGCAATGCGGGCCCTTGTGGGCCACCGTTGCGGGCAACAGGAATAATCGCACCAGGCATCAATTTGACCGTATTAGGGTTCAAAACACCATCGTCTGCCGCTGTGTAGACACCAGCCACAGCCAAGGATGCGTTTTTGAGCAGCAATTCCTTGGTCTTGTTGAGCGTCTTGATGTCCGGCAGGGCAGTCATCAGCGGGCCACGACCGTAGATTTCCCCAGCCACCTTCATGTAACGGGAGATAACCCAGGGGCTAGACTTGCGGCGGCGATAGACGAGCTCAGCCTTGCTGTGAACCTCAATCACATGGTAGCAATAATCCCCACGCTTGTTGTCCAGAATGGTGGCTTCTAGAAGCTCAATATCTTCTGTGGGCTTCAAGTCAATTTTGTTCTGGACTTCAGGCGGGATTACAGCATCAGGCCACTGGCGCTGGATGCTCTCGCCCTTCATCCGAATCTTGCGGTAAACATTGTCAACCTGACCGTTTGCGCCTTCCTCGTAAGTCACCAGGAACAATGGCACAGGGATGAAGTTGATGGGGCTTACATCATCACCAGGCTGAACCATCATGCAAGCGGTTCCAACAGCCAAGTCCAGCAAGAATTCGCCAATGGCAATGTCAAAATTGGACTGCTTCAAGACGGTAAACATCTTGTCGTTGTACTGCTCAAAGTACTGCTGGGCACGCTGGCGGTCTTTGGATGGGATGTCAGAGCCAGCCTCCAGACGACACCACTTGCGCTGCGGCGGGAAGACGCTAGATTGCAGACGGTTGGCAAAACGCTGGGTAGAGTTGATGGCTGTCGAGTCAAATACCCGAGTCATCTTCTTGGAACCAGTCGAGCCACCTTCCCAGATGCCATAAAGCTGGCGCTGTGGCAGGGCAAACTCATAGGCATCCTGGTAGAGTTGCTGGAACTCATCCTTCTTTGTCTGAGCTATTTTCTGACGCTTGACAATCTCATCAGGAGTCAGGCGCATACCGCCACTGTATTTTTCTTTAGCCATGATTTTCCTCATTCATACCATTCAAGAGCCAAAAATGCGGCATGGTTTGTGCCATTCACATTCGTTAGACGGAACAAATAATTCGTCAAAGGCTTTAAAACATACTCAAGTGAGCCACTTTCGCCGCCTCCAGACTTCTTACCAACACCACCTGCGATGATCTGGTAATCAATCTCTGTGCCAGTTGCGGTAACGGTCGGGTTGATGACCATTGCAGACTGGCTGACATTGGTTGAATTTCTGTTCCTGTTGATCGGGGTGAACGATGTGCCACCTGTGCTGGTAGCGTTCTCGTAAATCTTGAGCTCAGCATCACCCATGCACATTGCTTCAACATTCAAATGTGGAGTAATGCCAGCGGCACAAGCAAACATGATGTCGATGCTGGTTCCAGAAGCCAATGGAGCACTTGCCGGATACGCTTTGTAAGCGTAGTAAGCCCTGCCATCGTGGTTGCGCTGGTGGTTTACATCAACCGTGATTAGCGGGGCATCTGCACCAGCAACGACAAAAGCGCCAGCATTGTTCTTTTGTACGGGCGTGACTAACCGCGACTTTGTATTGAGCGATTCCAGTTCAACAAGCGTTGTTGCCATGTTTAGTCACCCTTTGCCAGCTTGTATTTCTCAAGCAAATTGCGTCCTTTTGCTGCCAATCTAGCTGCGGCCTGTCTGGTTCTTGGCACAGGCTCTCCCCATGCGTTTGCAGCCAGCGCAAGTCTTGTAGGCTTACCGTCTTTACCGACGAGAGGCCCGCTTGGATTGGTGTAGAACCGAGTCAAAAAGGAGCCTTTTCGTCTGGCTCGCTCTCCGCTTGGGCTCTTTTCCTTGACCCCAGGCTTCAAGTTTTTGCTTTCGCCAGATCGCTCAAACTTACGCCGACCAGCCTCGGTCAAGCCACCTTCAGGGTCTTTGTACTTGCTCACTTGTTTTCCTTAGCGGCAAGCATATTGTCGATCAGGTTCGGATATGGGCGACCTGCTTTCTTGGCGCGGCGCATAGCCGCTGCCTTCTCAGCAGAAGACAGCTTCTTTGGCTCGCCCAAGTCTTTGGGCCGTGGTTTATCCCAGACTTCTTTCATCTCAGTCATCCATCTCTAGGCTGGCATCTTCCATCATTTTCTTGAGGGATTTGCCATTGCTGGGCTTCTTTGCACCCATCAAAGCCATGAGTTTTTTCTTGAGCTCAGGAGGCATTTGCTCAGGCTTCATGTCTTCCATTTCGCTCTCACCGTCTTTTTCGATGCTGATTTCGATTTTCATTTCTGTTTCTCCGCTTTACGAGCCTCGCTCAATGCGATTGCAATGGCTTGTTTCTGGTCTTTGACCACCTTGCCATCTTGACCAGAATGCAACTTTCCGGCCTTGTACTCACGCATGACCTTGGAAACCTTCTTGTCGAACTTGCTTTGTTCCATGTGTACCTCTTACGCTTGTGCGGTGGTGGGTTGAAGGCTGCCGCCTTGGATTCCGAGCTCAGTATCCATGCGATAGGGAGAAAGCAGGGAACGGCGACCGCCACGAGTACGGGCGCGGATACGAGAAGCCTCTGCCTGTGCAGCTTTGCGGCGTTCTTCTTCCATTTGTTTTTGGATTTCTTTGGCACGACTTTCAGCATCTAGACGCTGGCGCTCTGCTTCTGCTTGTTGGGCAGCAAGAGCCTCACGAGCAGCCTGAGCCTGAGCTTCCATAGCCGCAGCCTGATGGTCATAAGAAGCCTGTGCTTCCGCAGAAGCAGCAGCTTGGTCTGCTAATGCTTTATCTTGTGCAGCTTTGGCCTCTTTTGCCAACTGAATTGGCTGGTCAATCATGGTCTGTCCAGCAGCCGCACCAATTGCAGCACCAGCCGCAGCACCACCAGTAGCACCCAAAGCACCAGTCAAAACAGTACTTGCGCCGCCAGTAAAATAACCAAGGGTAGCACCAAG